AAAAATTACTTGAAAGAATATAATAAAGAAATGTTATTTAATAATGAACATTAAAAAAATGTGTTTTTATATTATTAGGAATGAATAATAATATAGAAAATAAATTTTATTGTTATATTTTACGCTCTTTAAATCCTTTACATTCAAATAAAACTTATAATGGTTCAACAAATAACATAAACAGAAGATTAAGACAACATAATGGTATTTTATGTGGAGGAGCAAAAGCAACTTCTGGTAAAGGAACATGGATACCGTATGTGATAATGGAAGGGTTTGAAACTCATAATGAAGCATTAAGTTGTGAATGGAGAATAAAACATCCAACAAATACTAAAAGACGTCCTTCTAAATATAATGGTGTAAAAGGAAGAGTAAAATCATTAAATATAATAATAAATTTAGATAACTGGACAAGTAGATCTTCTGGTCCAATATCACAAAGAGAATATAATTTATATATAGAAGATGAATATCTTGATTTGATTGATATAGAAACTAAGAAAGATAATATAATAATAAGACCATTATCAGAATTTGTCTTTTGATAATATACAAAAATAAAAGTTAATAATTAAAAATATAAAAATTTATTCATCTATTAATAATGTACAATATTTTTTTTTCTCTAATACTTTTTCAATATAAATAATATTATTAGTATCTTTATTATTAAAATTATCTGTATATTTACTAAACCATTTTTTTAATAAAGTACATTTATTACAATTTTTATTTTCTTCTACTAAAATTCCATATTTTCTAATTTCTTGATAATTGTTTTGAATAATTTCTTTATCATTATTCAAATTTAAAAAACTTGATTGTATTTCTAAAGCTATATTATTATAAATTTGTTTATTTAATAATTTTTTATGATTTATAATACTTTTTCTATTTGAATTTAAAACATTCATGTATTTAAAAATATCATCATATTCTTTTCTTTTTAAATATATTTTATCTTCAAAACATTTCATCATTTCATCATTTTTAACACTATATGTTTGAATATATCTAATTTGTTTAGCATAACTTACTTCTTTATTATATTTTTGTATAATATTTTTTACTAAATAATTATTGTATCTATCATCAAAACAATTATTTTTAATATTATTAAATAATTCATTAACTTCTTTTTTAGAATGATATGTCATTCCTTCATCTAATATTTCTTTCATGATATTACTTTGTAAAATATAATTTAAATAATTATTATTTTTTTCAAGTTCTATAATACATTTTTCTTGTGTATAATAATTTGGTATTATAAAAGGAATATAATTTTTTAATATGTAAAAATTTTCCATAATTTATTTTAATTTAGTTTTTAGTTTTTAGTTTTTATTATTTTTTCAATTTTTATTTAAAATGTGTTTTTTATTAAAAAAATTGAATTGATAATTATATATTTAATAATTAATAAAATAAACTAATAAAACTTAAAAGTATTAAAAATGAAACTTTTAATTAAAAAACTATCTGAGACGGTTCAAATGCCTGTATATGGTGATGAATATGCAGCAGGTTTAGATTTAAGATCTGATGAAGATTGTGTAATTGAAGCAGGAAAAAGAAAATGTATTAAAACAGGATTATCAATTCAATGGATTAAAAATAATGAAGATGATGAAGAACCTGAAAAATTTTATCTTCGTCTTGCACCAAGAAGTGGATTAGGACTGAAAAAAAGCATTGATGTTGCATGTGGTGTTATTGATTTTTCATATCGTGGAGAAATTGGTGTTGTGTTAATAAACAATGGAGAAGAAGATTTTATAATTAACAAAGGAGATAAAATAGTACAAGCCATTCTAACTCGAATTCAAGTTTTCTCTGACATTGAATTTGTTGATGAGTTGTCAAATACACAAAGAAGTAATGGATCTTTTGGGTCAACGGGTGTAAAATAAATTAACAAAAATTAAAAAATTTATTTATTAAAAATATTAAATTAATAATTAATTTGCATACTGCCATTTAAAACCATACGCTATTTTATGTTTATTGGAAGATGACAATACTCTCATTATATTTGCATTGCTTTTTTTATTTAGTTCTTCAACTGCTTCTGCAATAGTATTATAAGTCTTAAGAATTTTATTTGTGTCAGGACAAAGAAAAAAAAGAAGTGATTGTAGAGAACCTTTTAAATGTAATATTTGTGAATATAAAACAAAAAATAAAACAACATTAAAAATACATAAATTAAACAAACATTTGACAAGAGAAGAAAGAAAAAAAGAGTTTACATATTATTGTGACAACTGTGATTTTGGTTCTTTTTCAAATGATTCTTATGAAATACATTTAAAAACAACAAAACATAAATATAACGAAATTAAAAATAATCCCATTTAATAAAAAATTTTTTTAATATTGCAAAATATTATAAATTTATAATATAATGAACACAAAATTTCTAAATAATAATAACAATAAAATAATATAAAAAATCAAATATACCTAGTGATTTAAATAAAACGATTTTAACAGTTGATATTGTCGAAGGAGGAGATAATTTTTGTGGTATTGTTGAATATTTATATAAAATAAACAAAGTAAGATCTTATAAATATCCGACTTTTAATGATTTTAATAAGGAATATTTGAGACGAATATATTTAAATGATTTGACTGCATATACAATGCCGTATGATATTTATGATAAATATCAAGATAAATATATTGAAGAATATTGGAATTTAACAATTAAAAAATATTTTAGAATTAATGTTGTATCTTTTTTGAACGAATATGTTGAAAAAGGATACAAAATATGGATAGTATCTGCATCTCCTTTAATTTATGTAAAACCTATATTAGAATTTATGAAGATTGATAAAATAATTTCAATAGAACCAAACAAAATAATAAATTATGCAATTGGTAAAGTATATCGTGTTGAAGAATTCGTAGGTGAAAACTTAGATAATATATATGGATATATAGGTGATTCATTTAATAATGATGGACAACTTATGATGAAATTAAAAAATTTACATCCAAAAACACTAGTAAAATATGTTTATACTGGACATAATTTAGATAAAAATACATTAATATTTTTAAAAAAATTTAACATTGAGATAATTTATTAAATAAATTTGTGCTGAAAATATACTATAAAATATAGAAAATTTTCATTGTTTTTCTAAAATCTCAATAATAAAATCATCAACTTGTTTTATCATATTAATTTTATTTTCTTCATTTTCATAAATATCTAGTGTTCCATCTAAAATTAATTGATTTTCACAAACACAATTTTTAGACTCTTTATCTAACATTGTTTTATGATATTTATCACAATTCTTTAAATATTCAATTTGTATTACTTCTTCTCCTTCTCTAGCTCTTTTAATAATTCTTTGTTTACATAATTCAGGTTCTGCTTGAACATAAACTAGTTTATCAATAACACATTCATCACTTAAAGTATCAAACCAAGTTGTATAAATTTGATAATTTACATCCTCTATATCTTCAGATTCACTCAACATTTTAGCAAATACATATTTGTCAGTGTAAATACTTCTTTCGGTAATTAAAATACAATTTTGGTTATTATCAATTGCTTGTTTTAAAATTTTGTATCTAGAAATGTAAGCCATCATTTGAAAAGAAAATGCATATTTTTTTTGATTTTTATAAAATTTTGTAAGAATAGTTTCTCCATATTTATCTTTAATTTGATTCCATTCATCAACTGGTTCTTTTAAAAATATAATTTTTTTATTATCTTTATAATATTCTTTTAAATTTGTTAATAAAGTTGATTTTCCTGATCCAATATTTCCATCTATTGATATTAGAATATTATTATTAATTTTCTTTTTAGGTATAACATTTATTATATGTTTATTTTCTAATTCATTAGATTTGTTAGATTGATTATCAGAATATAAATAATTACCCATAAGATATATAATTATTTAAATATGTATATTCATAATCAATTTTTATTTATTAATTTATAAATTTTTCCTAATGAATTAATATAATTTTTTGTTGAATGGTCGTTTATATAACAATTTCCAAATCCTTCTTTATATATTTTTAATGAAGTATCATTTTTATTATCTTGATAATAATACCAAAAATCACTTAAAACAAAAATAGGAATTTCACAATCATAAAAAGGAAATAAATAATTAGCAAAATCATTTTTATACATAAAGTTATAAGAACTTACATGATTATTTATATAGTTATAAAAGTTTGTATTTCCAGCTTTAGGACCTGCAAAACCATAATTTGAAATCATATTATTAAAAACCCATTGTGGTTCAGATATAATTGAATAATAAGTAAATGTATCTGCTAAAATTTTACCCATTGAATGACCAGTGATTACAATTTTAAAATCCATATTTTCTTTCAAACATTCTTTAATTTTTTCTATAATTTTTTTATGTGTATTATATTTTGTTAATTGTCTATAATATCCATAATGAACATACATTTCTTCTCCTAAATATTTTGGAAACATTAATAAATTTGCTAAAATATCAAAAGACCCTAATTCTAATTCTGTTCCTCTAAAAATAACATAAATTTGTTTTTCTTTATTATTTTTAACAATTAATGATTGTAATCCTGTTTCTTTACAATCAATAAATTCTATAAATTCATCATCTGGAAAATTTTTTTGTAATTTTTTAAAAGTATTAGAATTAAAAGATAAAATATCTGTAATATTTTCAATAAAACTATTTGATTCATTATATCTTTTTTCTTCATTTATTTTATAAACAATTCTTGATAATATAGCAGAATGATATGCTTTTTTTATACATTCTTTTTCTAACATTAAATATATTTATTTTATATTAAAATACATAAAAGGTCTAAAATATAAACATTTTAAATATAAATTATTTAGATAAAATATAACATAAATGTCAAAACGAAAAATTAAAGAACTTGTAATTGATACAGATTTTATAACAAATATTAATGATAATGATAATGATAATAATAATAATAATAATATAAAAAAAACTGATATATTTATTACAAATAAAATATACAAGACAAAAGAAATGGAAAGTATAAATTCAAATTTATCAGAAGAGTGTGACATTATATCTGGATTATGTAATATAAATTTAGAAGAAAAGAATATATTTTATGATATTGAAAAGAAGATATATATTCTTGATAATATGTATAAATTTAGTTTAATAAGATTTGTAACTGAATTAGAATCTTTAAAAAATGATTATGATAAAATTAATCCATTAAATGAATTAATGTGTCTAACTAGTTTAGGATTTTTTAATAGGAGAATAACAACAACAATAAGACATTATTTAAGTAATGATATTAATAAAAAAATTTTAAATAGAAGAGAGATAAATATAAATATTGATGATATTATTAAAGTTGAATATAATAGTGAATATGAACCAATTGATTTAAAAATAAATAAGAATAGATTTTGGTTTTATTCGCCTAAGAGATTTTGTTATGAATTTATAGAAAAATGTAAATCAATAATAAATTCAAAAAGAAAAGAAGTAGTATTATCTCTTTTAAGTGAATTAGAAGAGTGTATAACAAATAATTTAGTTTCTGATACATATAAACAGGAAACTTTATGTTGGATTGATTTTTACAGACTGAAATACAATGAATTTTTTTAGATAAAAATTGATATTTTATTTAAAAATAGTATTAAATAAAATAATAAATATTTATCATGGAAAATACAGTTTGTCAAGAAGAACCATCAAGATTTATATTTGAAAAAGAAGAAGATTTATGTATAAATAATGATAATGTATATAATCATATGAAAGAAACTAATAATTTAATTATAAAAAGTATAGCATTAAGACTAAATAGTGAAAATATAAATGAAATAGGTGAAATGAGTAAAAAAAGTTGTTGGATTAAATGTAATGGAATTAATAATATTTTATTTTTAGCTTATAATAACTATATAAATATTAATTTTAATAACTGTAAAAGTAAAGATATAAAAAAAGTGTATATTGATGGATTAATTTTATATTTTAATTTAGTAAAATTATACTTTAATTCTGGAAATTGTTTAAAAAACTTTACGATAGTAAGAGCAAATATTTATGGTAAAGGAAATAATAATTTTTTAAATTATTTGTACTCTTCAACATGTATTATAGACATAAGTGATTATCAACCTAGTATCTCTAAAAAAAATTTTCATATGAAACTTTCTAAAAAAAAGAAACATTTTATTTGTAATATTTGTAATATTTCTAATAATATAATAATGTTAAGAATAGACTTAAAAGATATTAAAGTTCAAAAAATACCTTTTAGACTTGATTTAATTATTTTGTATAAAAAAATTATTAAAAATAAAAAATTTTTAAATTAAAAATCAATTTAAAGATTTATTTATACTATAATATTGATAATATAATATAATATATATTATCATTAAACTAGTCTTACAGCAATTTTTGTTTTTTTGGATATAAAAATTTTGACTGGTGTATGGTCTTACAGCAATGTTGTTTTTTTAAAAAAGTATAAAAAAATCAGACCAACGTTATAGGGTTTTTAATTAAATAGTTAATTTTTATTAAAAGTTAATTAAAAACCCTTAATTTTTCCATAGAATTTGGATATACAGCAATTATTACTATATAAACTGTAAACGCTGATTACAAAAACTAGATAACATAAGAAGAATTCCAGCAATATTTTGAACAACGATAAAAACCTATTTTTTATTTCATTTAAAAGTCTTCTGGTTATCTTTAGTTCTAAAAGCTATTTGATAAAAAGTAGCATCCAAAAGCTATTTGATAAAAGTAGCATCCAAAAGCTATTTGATAAAAGTAGCATCCAAAAGCTATTTGATAAAAGTAGCATCCAAAAGCTATTTGATAAAAGTAGCATCCAAAAGCTATTTGATAAAAGTAGTATCCAAAAGCTATTTGATAAAAGTAGCATCCAAAAGCTATTTGATAAAAGTAGCAAAATTTTTTTATTTTTA